TATATTTCCAGAGAAATATACTATTAAATAGCTCCATATACAATGACTGTGTGATGGGGATTATTTGATAAGTTCTAATTAGTGAAAAAAGAACTCAGGATATGATATTAAAATATATAGAAACAAACATAAATTTAAAATTTCAATTTTTTTTAACTAACATAACCATAATTTATTAATATATAAGGAACATATATATTTTTATCAGATGCTTGTTTTGAAACTCTAAGACACTTGATATTAATAGAATATATTCCATTATTTTTAAATATAATAGCAAACTATTCTTTTGTATGAAATAAATATTTTTAATTTAAAAATTAATTTAAAGATTATTATATATTATATTATAATGTCAAGAGTATTATATTTATTTATTACACAAATATGTTTATTTTCTAATTCTGTATTAATTAATATAGAGAATGATTTTGAATATTTTATAAAATTTCAAGAAACTTTTAATAAAAGTTATTGTGATTCAATGGAATTTGAAAAAAGATTTAATATTTTTAAATATAATTTAAATGTAATTAAAAATCACAATTTAGATTTAACACAAAATTTTGTTATGGATATTAATCAATTTAGTGATTTAACACATGAAGAATTTAAAAATAATTATGTTGGTAAATTAGAATCTACTACTAGTAGATATGGATGTAATTCATTTAATAATACTGTAAATAGTACCCCAACTTCTTTAGACTGGCGAACACAAAATGCTGTAACCTCAGTAAAAAATCAAGAACAGTGTGGTAGTTGTTGGGCTTTCTCAGCAACAGCAGCTATTGAAGGTGCTTGGGCTATTGCAAAAGGTGAATTAATTAATTTATCTGAACAAGAATTAGTTGATTGTGCTACTGGGTTTAAATATGGTAGTCATGGATGCGATGGAGGTCAAATGGATGGTGCATTTAAATATGTTACATCATATGGACAATGTTCTGATATAGAATATCCATATACAGCTATAGATTCTACCTGTGTTAAATGCAATAGTGTCGTATTTATTTCTGATTGTTATGATGTTAAACCAAATGATCAAGTTTCTCTAAAGGATGCAGTTGCACAAAGCCCAGTATCTGTTGCAATTGAGGCTGATACAATTTATTTCCAATCTTATTCTAGTGGAATTTTAGATTCTCCATTATGTGGAACAACTTTAGACCATGGTGTATTAATAGTTGGATATGGAACTGAAAATGGAATGGATTATTGGTTAGTTAAAAATTCTTGGGGATTAACATGGGGTATTAATGGATATGTTAAAATTTTAAAAACTAATAGTATAAACGATCCAGGAATATGTGGTATTGCAATGCAACCAAGTTTTCCAGTTGTTTAAAAATTAAATTAAATAAAATTAAATAAGATTAAACTAATATTATTTAATTTTTCATTTCTTGATTAAATAAACTTATAATTACAAGACCTAAAAATATAGACATAGTACATACACAACAAAATTGTTGTGTATAATTTATATTTGTTCGAGCAGTATGTATATTAGGATGTATTATAAATTGAGTATGATTAATATGTACAGAATTATTTAAAGAATTTGTTATATTAATTAATTCTAATTCTTTACGACATATAGGACATGATGGAATTATATTATTATCAATACATTCATTAATCCAATTATTAATACATTCAACATGATAATTATTATTATGTTCGCAATCTTTAAATGTTTCTATATTTTGTTTTTCAATATCAATTAAATCAAGACATATTATACATTCTATATTTTTATCAATAAGTTTTTCTATATTCATTATTATATTTAAGAATTTTTTTCTATATATATGATTTTATAATAACAATTAACAAAAATAACTAATTTTAACTGAAATAAATATATATTTATATTTATATTAATCTTTTAACAAGTTTAATATAAATGATGTAATTATGATAATAATATATCTAATTGGAATAAGCAGTTCCTGCCATACCACTCATGACTCTGAGTACGTTATAGTTGACAGTGTAAATATTAAGAACAGAGCTAGTTCCACTGAGGTATTTACTGGTATAAGTAGAAGAGTCAATATTAGAGTTATTAGACCCAACACTAACATTTAAGGTTGCATTATCTATACGAGAAAAGTTGCATGAACCAGTTGGTTGATGATCTTCAGCTTTGAGAGCAAAAGAATATACATTGATACCATCAGCAGGGGTATGGGTAAAATGTTGATGTGGTTGAACATAGTTAAAGTAATTACCATCACGTTCTTGGAAGCGGTCATGACCGTTAAGTTGAAGTTTAGCAGTGTATACAGGGTTATCAGATTCATCAATATTGTTGGCATAGTTAAATGGGTTAATAGTGGTATATCCAACAGCATTAGTAAATACAGTTTGGGGAGATGTGGATGTTGGTGCTGTAGTAAAACCGGCTAAGAGATTAGCTACAGTTTGAGTTAAATCACTAACAGTTAATTCATTACGTGAAACAATTGCATTACCAAAAAGAATATTAATATTAGCTTCAGTATCAATAGAACCAAGAGTTACTACACCAGCAGTAGTAAAAGTATCAAGACTCCATTGAACTTCAACTTTATCTAATAAAGTTTTTAATATAGAAGAACCAATATCAGTTGATTTCTTTAACGGAACCAATGAACCAGCATCAGAACCAGATTCAAGAGCATATTTTGCAGTTACAACATTTGATGTAGTTGTAAGAGTATCAGCAGTTAAAACAGATAAAGCTTTAGCAAAGTATTCTGAAGCAGCAGCCCAATTTCCATCAAAAGCATATGCTAACCACAATTGAGCTTTTTGGAAAAGGTCATAGTGTGGTGCCCATATTAAATATTTACATGGGTGGTTGAAGTTTAATCTATATTTATTAGATGTAGAAGTTAAAGATTCAGAACCAGTAAATTGAAGTTGTTCAATTAAATATTCATGAGAAGCTTGGGCAAATCGCTTACGTTCTTCAGAATCAAGATATACATAGTCAATTACAAGGAAAGAATCAGTCATTGCGTTAGATACAACAGGAGCAGTAGGACCACGATAATTTACACATGCAGCAAAAGAATTATATATAAGGGTAATACGAACATCATGGTATTGTAAAGCAATAAGAGGAAGAGCTAATCCATTATTACGATTGAACCAGAAAACAAGTGGTACATACATAGTGTATGCAAGTTTAGCACTTTTGGTTACATCAGTAAGAGCTGAAACATTACCAATCATTTTAGAGTATCCTCTTTCTTGAGAAGTTTCATGAGTAAGTTCATACCAGATATTAAGCCAGTCTCCATAATGTTCATCAATTTTAGAACCACCGATTTCAATTTTAACATCATTAACAATAGCATGTCCAAGTCTATTAATATAACCCCATGAAACAGTATTTGCTTCTACAGCAGCAAGTTTGACACATAAATACATATTAGTGATTAAATCACCATTACGATTAATATTGCAGGTTACAGTACGACCAAAATCAGCGGAACCATTCCAAGTTTGTGGGATAGGTTCTACAGAAAAGTTAGTATGACGTCTATAGACGACTTTAAAAAATGTAATTTGAGGATTACCCGAAAGATAAACATCTTGAGCTCCATAAGCGACGAGTTGCATTAAACCACCTCCCATTTAGATATTTTTTTTTATATTTATTTAATTACGCATTTTTAAAAAAACTAAATATTTTTATAATATTTTTATAAAATTATAAAAAAACTAAATATTTTTATAAAATTATAAAAAAACTAAATATTTTTTTAATATTTTATAATACTAAATATCACTATAATGAATAAGAGTAAAATTATATATATTAATTAATTAATAATATTAAAAATATTATTAAAGAATATATTTAAAGTTTTTTTATATATTATTAATTATATGATATCTAATGTTAAAAATATAACATCAAAATATAAAGAAAATAAACAAAATCAACAAAAAGAATCAAATACATTAGATAATAAACATCGTCAAATAACTAAACAAATTAAAGAAATTAATACTGAAAAAAAAGAAATTTTAAATAAAATTGAAAATATTAATACTGAATTAAATAATATTAATGAAAAAAAAGAAATTTTAATAATAGATATTGAAAAAAAAGTAATATTATTAGATAAAAAAGAAGAATTAACTAATTTATATAAAATAATTAATTCTAATTATAATGAAATGGATTATTATGATAATGCTGGTGATTTATTATCAGAATATTATGAAATAAATAATGATAAAGAACAAATTAAAGAAACTAAAAATATTATTGAATTTTTATCTTTAAAAGATAAAAAAAATACTGTAGATATAAAAATAAAACAAGTTAATAAATCAAAACTTTTTGAAAAATATTGTCAGAGAATTGATGGTATTCGAATAAATCATGATGATGGAACAAGTAGAATTAAATATTGTGTAGATTGTAATATTGAAAAAATACTTGATATGGCTGAAAGTGCATATATTTGTCAATGTTGTGGTGATTGTGAAGTAATAATATTAGATGATGAACATCAAATAAAAGATTATTCACCATATAGAAGATTAAATCATTTTAGAGAATGGTTAAATCAATTTCAAGCAAAACAAACACCAGATATTCCAGAACAAGTATTTATAGATATAGTAAAAGAATTAAATAAAAATAGAATTATTGATTTATCAGTATTAAATAAAAAAAATATGAAAATAATTCTTAAAAAACTTAAATATAATATTTATTATGAACATATTGCATATATTATAAATAAATTAAATAATTTACCTCCATCAAAAATTACACGAGATATGGAAAAACTTTTTATATCTATGTTTTTTAATATTCAAGAACCATGGGAACTCTATAAACAACCTGAACGTAAAAATTTTTTATCATATTCATATGTTTTACATAAATTTTGCGAACTATTAGAATTAGACCATTTACTTGAACACTTTTCATTACATAAAGACCCAAATAAAATTATGGAAAATGATTTAATTTGGGAAAAAATATGTAAATTTTTAAATTGGGAATATATTAGTTCATTTAAATAAAAATATTTGTTTAATAATTTAAAAACTTCCTAGAACTTTCTTAATCTTAGTAATATATTGTCCATTACGAACTGCCTTACATTGTTCATACTGATTAATAATACTAACATCAAGAGCACATGCACCTGCTAGTTGTTTTTGTGTCATTTTTTTTGCGACACGGGCTGCCATCATATTTTTAGCAAATTCTTTATCAATCATAACAGGTCTAATTTCGGGTTCTGCATTTGGATTTTCTAAATCATAAATCTTTTTAACTGTGAGATTTGTTTCTTGTTTATTAATATGTGATGTTACTATCGTCTTTTTTACAGATGATGCTTTTTTACTAGCATCATGCATTTTACCATTTACAATTTGAGTATTCCAATCTTGATGAATCATACTTTATAATATATTATTATAATAGATAATAAATAAATCAATTTTTTTAAATTTTAAAAAGTTTTTTCTTTAATTAATTTAGAAACAGACTTACTATACCAATCATGTCCTCTACATGTAATTCCTAAATTATTAAGAAAATAAACAATATCAATTATTCTCATATTTCCATATTTAATTTCAAAAATTTCATCATTATCATATAGTTCGCATATTTCATCTTTATAACCTGTAATATTATATAAAAGTGCATTAATACTATTTGTATCAGAACCCCAAAATAGTTTATTAATTAGTGTAATTACTTCTTGTTCTTTTGGATTTAAACATACTTTTTTATCTTTAACAATAAATCCAAAAGATTGAACAGGTGATATATAACTTTTTGTTTGTTTCCTAAAAGAAATACTTCTTTTAATTCTTTGGCTTAATGTTTTAGATTCAGTTTCGGCATCATACACATTACTAATAATTTTTTTAATATCTTGTGAATTATTAGAAGATGTAATTGTTTGAACAAAATGCAATGTAATGTTTTTTTTATCACATTTATCTAATAGAATAGTAAAATCTGTAAGATTTCTACTAAGTCTAGATGGCTCTAAAATTACTAAATGGATATTAGAATTATTCATTATAATATCATTTAATTTACTTTGTTTAGACATTAAAGTTGCTGAACAAATTTCTTTAATACAACTTGATATATTAAATTTCATTAGATTACAATAATCACTACATAGTACTGTTTGTGAATCTAAACTAGTTCCATTTTGTTGCCTACTAGTACTTACTCTTGTATAAATAATTGCCATTTTATCATTAATTTTAACCTTATTTATATTATCAATAATATTATCTACTGATTTATTAGAAGAAACGCACAATTTTTTTGGATTAAACATTAACTATAAGATATTTTATTATTAAATTATTTAATAATCAATTTTTTTATTTAATAATTAGTTTATTAAATAAATTCATTAAAATTTATGGAGACAAACTCAAAAAATTATATTATACTTTTGTCATATTTTAAATAATTAAAATTATTTAAAGTATTAATTGATTATTATTATTATAATGAATAAATGTATAGTAGAATATATATGGATAGGCGGTAATGGAGAATTAAGATCAAAAACACGTATTTTAAATATAATACATATTACAAATATAACTCAAATTCCATTATGGAATTATGATGGTTCATCTACAGAACAATCATTTAATACAGGTAATACTGAAGTTATTATTAAACCATGTTTTATATGTAAAAATCCTCTTAAAAAATTAAATGAATGTAATACATATTTAGTATTATGTGATACTTATGATATTAATAATTTTTATTTACCAACAAATACACGATATAATGCTAATAATATATTTAATTTAATAAATTCTAATATGATGATTCCAGATAGCGAACCTTGGTTTGGATTAGAACAAGAATATTTTTTTGTTACATCAGATTTTAAAAATAAAGAATTAGAAGAACAAGGTAGATTTTATTGTGGTACTTTTTTAGATAATATGCAAAGAAAAATTGTTGAGGAACATTTAGATGCTTGTTTATATGCTAATCTAGATATATCTGGAATTAATGCAGAAGTTGCACCAAATCAATGGGAATTTCAAATAGGTCCAAGTGTTGGAATAAAAGCAGCAGACCAATTATATATTGCACGATTTTTATTAGAAAGAATAGCAGAGAAATATAATATATCAATTTTATATAATCCAAAACCATTTACTGCATTAAATGGTTCTGGATGTCATACTAATTTTAGTACTAATCATACACGTTGTCATGGAGGATTAGAAACTATTAATAAATATATAAATAAATTAGGTAATAATCATGCAGAACATATGATGGTATATGGTAAAGATAATCAAAAAAGATTAACAGGAATACATGAAACAGCGCCATATGATAAATTTTCATATGGTATTGGTACAAGAAATACATCAATTAGAATTCCAACACAAACAGCTAATGATGGTTGTGGATATTTTGAAGATAGGCGACCTGCATCAAATATGGATCCATATTTAGTAACATCTAGTATTTATAAAACATGTTGTTTAGATTAAATAAAATACTTTTATTACTGTAAACCATAAATAGTATTAGCAGTTTCTTTAATAAGTTGATTCCATTGCTTTCGTTTATCAAAATTTGGATATTCAAGACATGTTTCAAAATGGTTGCATTTTTTACATCCAGTACATTTTTGAAGAATTAAATTTTTTGGAATAGGACTAATAAAATTACAAATAATATCATAATATGAAAAATTATAAATATAATTATTAATTAATTTCTTTATATTATTATAAGCTCTCAACCAACCCAATAATCCTTTTTTAATTGTACATTTTAAAAAAGTATTAATAGAGTTGATATCTTGATTAACATTTTTTATCATTTTATAATCATTTTTAATATATCGTGGTATTTGATTATATAAAACTATACTAGGATATTTTTTAATACATTTGCATATAAAATTTATATTTTTATATAAAGATTTAGAACAATACTTAAAAAACTTAATATCATACTCTAATAATGTTAGTATCATATCACAATTATCAATTATGCCAAAAATATATTCATTATAATTAGTTATCTTATACATTTCAATCATAAAAGGAATATCATTTCGTAATCGAGATGGTATGCACAAACTAATTTTTAAAGCGAATTTTGGATTTTTTATAAAAGCTTTTCTAAATAATTCTGAATCATTTAGAACAGTTAAGTTTTTTTCAAATAAAAGAGGAAGATAATCTGTTTCATATACATTTGAAATAGATGTTGTTAAAAACTGTATATGTTTTAAACGTTTATCATTCTGTTTTTTCATAATTAATGCTTTCGACGGCTTAAAAGTCATTATAGATTGATTACTACTATTAATTAAAGTAGAATATAATATTGAATTATGTATTTTAGTCATATAATTTTATTAATTATATATTATTTATTATTTATTTCAATTTTTTATATTACAACAAGGCTTAAATGTTTTTCGATGATGTTCTGTTATTCCATATTTTTCTAATCCTAAAAAATGAGTTTTAGTTCCATAACCCATATTATTTAATAAATCATATTTTTCATCTAACTCAGGATTATTTGAACATAAACTTTTAATATAGTCATCGTGATATTCTTTTGCAATAATTGAAGCTGATGCAATAGATAAATATTTAGAATCGCCTTTTATAATAGATTTTGTTGTATAATTATTAAATTTTTTTTCCCATCCTATACCATCAATAATTAAAGTTAATTTTTGATTATTTAAATTAAAATTAGTAATTAAATTTTGAATAGCACGGTCCATTGCTAGTTTAGTTGCTTCTAATATATTAATTTTGTCAATTTCTTCAGGTTCTGCCCATCCAACCCCCCATGCTTTTACATTAGTTTTAATCCATTCAAGTGCAATTTTTCTTTTTTTTGCTGATATTTTTTTAGAATCATTTATAATTGGATTAATTTCTATATCTTTTCCCCAAATAACAGCTCCTGCATAAACTCGTCCAATTAATGGCCCTCTACCTGCTTCATCAATTCCAATTTCTAATTCAGAGTTAATATAATATGTTTCCATTTATATATAATTAAATATAAATCTTTATATAATTAAAAAAATTGATATTAATAAATTTAATATAATATAGATAATATATATTATGTCAAATAAATTTATTATTAATGATATTAAAATATTAAGTTGTTGGGGATATAATTTACCATCAAATACAGATTGTACTATATGTCGATATAGTTTAAATACACAAAGTTTATATAATCACGATAAAGGACTTCATTCTATAGTTAAAACAGGATTATGCGGACATTCATATCATTCTGAATGTATTCAACCATGGGTTCATAAAAATAAAACTTGTCCTATTTGTTTTTGTAATTGGATAGCTTCATAGATATATAATATTTTTTTAATTTTGTTATAGTCTTTATAGGACTATAAAAAATTGAATTAAATATATTTAATAATATTTAAAATAATAATAATAATAAAATAATAGTTAGTATGAATAAAGAACAAAATAATAATAAGAAAAATCAATTATCTAAACAAGTCTTAGGTCAATTTTATACAACTAATCAAGAATATATTTTACAAGGTATGAATATTCCTAAAAATATTCAAAATATTATAGAACCATTTGTTGGTAATTATGATTTAATAGATTTTATTGAAAAAGATAAAGTTAAATATAATATTGAATGTTATGATATAGAACCAATGACTGATAATATTATAGATCTGAATGGTCATATACGTCCTTACATGACTATAAAAAGAGATACTATAAAAAATCCTCCAAATTATAATAATAAATATATAATAACAAATCCTCCATATTTAGCAAGAAATAAATCAAAAGATAAATCATTATTTGATAAATATGATGTAAATGATTTATATAAATGTGTAATTAAAGAAATTTTAACAAATATTTGTTTAGGTGGAATATTTATAATTCCATTAAATTTTTGGTCATCAATCAGAATAGCAGATATTAAATTAAGAAAAATGTTTTTAGAAAAATATAATGTTATATTATTAAATATATTTGAAGAACAAGTTTTTGATGATACTACTTATACAATTTGTTCTTTTCAATTTGAATTAAAAAATAATATTAATAATAGCGACTATAAATTAAATATTATTATATATCCATCTAAAACAATTATAAAAATAGATTTAAATGATGATAATAATTATATGATTGGTGGAGATATTTATAATTTAAAATTAAAAAATATATATAAAATATCACGATTAACAAATAAAAATATAAAAAAATCAAATACAAATATTCTAGTAAAGTGTATTGATGATAATATTAATAGTCAAATTGGGTTATCATATGTAGAAGATAAAGATATTTATATTGATAATACCCCTAATCAAACAGCAAGAACATATGCAACGTTAATAATTGAACCAAAAATAGAAAAAGATAAACAAAAACAATTAATAATAAAATTTAATAAATATTTAAAAGAACATAGAATTAAATATAATTCATTATTTCTAACTAATTATAGAGAAAGTAAAGATATAGCAAGAAAGAGAATATCATTTGATTTGGTGTATTCTATTGCAGAATATATATTAGAAAATTTTGATAATATATAATATCATATATTATATATTATTTTATTTTTTTGAAAATCATATAAACTACCAATAAATATATATTTAACAATATGTTTATATTTTTCTTTATTTATTAAAAATTTAAATTTATTCATATTATTATAACTTGTATCACCATCTAAAATATTAATAAAATATATATTATTAGTATTAAATTTTATTAAATATTCCATTTGATATTTAATAAAATGATATACTTCTCTTAATGTTCTTGTTTGCGACCCACCACTATCACAAACAAATTTTAAATTAAAATAATACTTTTTATTATTTTTAATTAATAATCCATCAAAATTTTCACTCCATTCATAACCATCGCTATTTATTATTGGGTGTTTATTATTAATAATTTCATTTGATTCCATATTAATTCTATCGTCAGTTTTTATTAAATTATTTTTAATTATTTTTTCAATAAGAATAATTTGATATTTTTCACATTCATTTGATTTACCATTTTTATACCATTTTCTATCTTTACGCCAATTTTTAGTTTGATAATATGCAGACGGAATTAAAAGTTGTTTCTGTACTAAATAATATCTAATGTATTTTTGAATAGTTATAATTTGTTTTATATTGATATGATTATTCATATTTGTTTTATTATTATATATTATATTAATTTATTATCATTTCAATTTTTATAATATTATTAATTATAATTAAATTTTTTAATATATTCATCATAATTTAATAATAATTTAGTATAATCATATCCTTCTATTTTAGAAATTATATTAACTTTGTTATTATCTAATTTAACAAATATTTGAGTTGGCAATGACTTTATTTTATAATTTGAAGTAATATCTTCATTATTATCAGTATCAATATAACATACTTGTAATAACTGCATTTTATTTATTGTTTCTTCATTAGATAATTTTTCTTTTAATAATTTACAAGGACCACACCATGATGCACCAAAATATAATAATATAACTTTATTATTATCAGTATTATTATCATCATTGCTATTATTAATAATAAAAATATCTAAATCTTCAAATGAATTAATTTCATACATTAATATTAAATTAAATAATCCTTTAATTAAATTTATATAGAGTCTGATAATGAATCTTCA